TTATGGGATGCCAGTACAAATGTATTAGCGGTAGTGCTACCAACAGATTATCAAGGTAGTTTTGATTTCTCTTCCTTTGGGGGCTTGGTAAATAGTGCTACAAGTCCTACTGGAGATATCAGATTCACTACTGTGGGGGCTGCGGCTGATGATGATTACACCGTAGTCCTGGAATGCATTAAAGAGTTCTAAGGTGGAAGAGGCCGCTTCGTATTTATGGAAGGGGCTTCTTACCGTAGGGGGTGCGATTATTGCGTTGTTAATTAAATCGCACCACTCAAATGTTCAAAGGATTGAAATCTTGTTGAACAAAACGAGAGAAGAAGTTGCCAAGGACTATGTGACAAAGGCAGATCTTGGGGCAGATATGGATCGAATTTTTGATCGTTTTGATCGTTTGGAAGACAAGATTGATTCCTTGATGAAAGGATAATTAATCCTGTAAGGAGAATAGTATGGCAACTTCTGGATCGGTTGATTTTAATCTCAACATGGCCGACATCACAGAGGAAGCCTTTGAAAGATGCGGCCTGGAACTTCGTACAGGGTATGATGGAGCTACAGCCAGAAGGTCCTTAAATCTTCTTTTTGCCGAATGGGCAAACAGGGGATTAAATTTATGGACAATTGATGAAATCAACCAGACGGTTGCCCAGCTTTCTTCAACATCATCTATTACCACTTATCCCGTAGGCACCATCACTTTATCAGTTGCGTCTTCTACTTCCTTCAGTGTGGGAGAAACCATTACTGGTGGAACAAGTGCGGTTACTGCTGAAATCATTACGAAGCCTGGTTCCACTTCCATGACGATTACGGTTCCCAGTGGAACTTTTACTTCAGGAGAAACCATCACCGGGTCTTCGAGTGCCGCCACCACCACGGTTTCAGCCGTTCCTGACCTGACTGATGTCCAGGCTACGGTAGATGTACTGGAAGTAGTGGTAAGACGGGATGGTTCAGATATAGGAATAACCAGAATCAACAGATCTGATTACCTGAATACTCCTGACAAGACCACTCAGGGAAGAGCTTCCCAATTTTATGTGGATCGTCTCATAATTCCAACTATCACTATCTGGCCAACTCCTGAGAACTCTACTGATCAGATTATTTATTACCGTGTTAAACGAATGCAGGATGCAGATGCCGGTGTAAACACCGCTGATATTCCTTTCCGGTTTCTACCCTGTTTAACTGCCGGGTTAGCTTATTATCTTTCAGTCAAGAAGGCCCCTGACAGAATTGGCATATTGAAGAATATCTATGAAGAAGAATTCCAGAGGGCTGCTTCTGAAGATGGCGAAAGAACGGCTCTTCGCCTGGTTCCAACATATTCATCTCTGAGTCTTACATAATGACTAGATACGCTTCAGGAAAACATGCTCTTGGGATCTCGGACCGTTCAGGTCGCGCCTACAGGATGACGAACATGATTATGGAATGGACCGGGTCGCTGGTAGGAAGAGATGAGTTTGAAACCAAACAGCCTCAACTCATGCCGCGTCATGTGGTGGCAGATCCTCAAGCGTTACGTTTTGCGCGACCGGACAGGACGGAACCGGCCGTGGAAGTTCTTCTGGATTTTAATTCTTTTTTAACAGGTGACTCCGGATCAAGTATCATAACCGTTACCCAGCCAAATCATGGAAGAAGTACAGGGGACCTGGTTCGTTTTAGAAATCTGGAGGATTTTGACGGGTTCACTGCTTCTGCCATAGAATACAGTACCGGATATTCCATCACAAAAGTTAATGATAACCAGTTCAGTTTTGATGTCAGTAGCAGTAGTTCAAGTGAAACGGCGACTAACGGCAGTGTAAAGGGCGGTGGAGGATTTTCCTCTGCCGGACCTGTAACAGTGAGTCCATGATATGGCGTATACGTACACAACTTTAAAAACAGCGATTCAGGATTATACCCAGAATACTGAAACCACTTTTACGAGTCAGTTACCCCGTTTTATCCTGAATGCGGAAGAGAGAATTCTAAAAGAGTGCCAACTGGATATTTACAGGCGGTATGCAACGGGGAGCGCGGCCCAGGACACCAAGTTTTTGACCATCCCTTCTGATTATTTGGCTACCTTGTCATTAAGCGTGGTAAATGGCTCGAGTAATGAATTTTTACTCTACAAACATGCCACTTTTCTTCAGGATTATACTCCCGATCCGGCAACTACAGGGACGCCTAAATATTATGCGGATTGGGATGAAACGGCATTTCTATTGGCACCTACGCCAGATCAGGCTTATACAATGGAAATTCATTATTTTTACAGACCCGCTTCCATTACAACAGTATCCAGCGGCACAACCTGGTTGGGGGACAATGCGGAACTTGCCCTTTTATATGGATCTTTAGTGGAAGCGTACACCTTTATGAAAGGCGAAGAGCAATTACTTAATGTTTATAATGGTCGCTATCAGGAATCCTTACAATGGCTGAAGAACCTCGGAGAAGGAAAACAGACCCGTGATCAATATAGATATGATAGAGTGAGAAGAGATGTGGCTTGAAGTTCCAGGCTAATGGGGAAGGAGGTTTAGGAACAGTTTCTGTTTTTACTTCAACGGATAGGGGACATAGTCCTGAACAAATAGCCGACATGGCCCTTAACAGGATTATGCAGATAAATGAGACAGCGCCTCCTGTAATACGGGATCAAGCTATTGCTCATAAAGACAGATTGAGAGAGATTTTGATTTATTATATGAACAGTATGGCAAAGAGCGAAAGAACCACTATCTGGGCCTTGATGAAAAAACAGGGTCACGATGATATCGCAGAGATTATAAGGAGACTTTAATATGGCGATTAACCAAGCAATGTGCGGATCGTACAAGAAGGAGATAACCGCCGGAATTCATTTCTGGATGTCTCATTCACGAACTGGAGCAAGTGCCATTGCGGCGGATACATTCAAGATAGCCATGTTTACATCCAGCAGGACGGATGCAAATGAGGACTTGACCGGGTATACCGCTACTAATGAAGTAACCGGGACTGCCTATTCCGCTGGAGGAGAGGCACTGGCAAGTGTGACGCTGGGTTTATCCGATAATAGTAGCAGTGTCCCAACTGCCTTTCTGGATTTTGCGGATACGACATGGTCCACATCCACTATCTCCAATGCAAGATGTGCGGTTATTTATAATTCTACATTGAGTACGGCTGGAACAGGTGGTGATGTTACTCACTCCGCTAATCCTAGCGCGGCTGTACTTGATTTTGGGGGTGATAAATCTTCCAGTGCGGGGGATTTCACCATTCAATATCCTGCTAATGACGCGAATAACGCGATTATCAGGATAGCGTAATGGCGTATGTGGCCGGGTGGGGCCGTGGTACTTGGGGAAGCAGTACCTGGGGTGAACCTGCGCCACTGGAAGTAACAGGGGTTGAAGGGGCAGGAGCCACAGGAACGGCAGTCGCTTCAATTCCAAAAACGGTAACAGTTACCGGACTAGAAGCAGCAGGAGCCATTGGTTCTGTAAGTGTTGTCATAGTTCATACAATAACGGTTACTGGTGTATCGGCGGCGAGTGCCATTGGAACCTCAACCTTTGTCCACGGGGCTGGGGTAAGTCCCACAGGGGTTCAGGCGGCTGGAGAAACAGGAAGTGTAGGAAAAGGAACAGCTTTTAGTGTTACAGGAGTTTCAGCAGAAGGGTTGGTTAATACTCCCAATGTGTGGAGTGATATTGATACATCAAGTGGCACAATCTGGACAGATATAGCGGCATAGGAGCAACGTTATGGTATCTTCGTTTACAACAAATTTTGGGTTTGAGGAAATCGCCACTGGTGAACAATCAGGGACTTGGGGCGATACCACAAATTTCAACTTCGATATTCTTGACAGGATAACTTCTCATAAAGCAGTTGCGCTTTCAGACGCTTCTACTGCTACCTTAACGGTCAGGGAAGCCTCACCGGGTACTGGAACGGAAAACCTTCAGGACGGGATGTTTCGTGTTATCAAGTTTACAGGGGCATTAAGCCAGAACTGTACGATAACTATTGCCCCAAATACCACTACGGCGTGGTTTATTTTTGAAAATGCGACAACAGATTCAGGTTCCAGCGGTCCTTATAATCTGATCTTTACCCAAGGTTCCGGGGCGGATGTTACACTTCAAAATGGTAAAAATGCTGCTGTCTATTG